CATTTCTGCTTGAAAACTCTGTATCTGCTTCGTCAAATAACGCTTCACCGCCAGTTGCAGAAGTATATCTACTTCTCATTGCAAAGATAAGTCCAGTTGGACCAGTCATTGGTTGTACACCAGCGATATCGTATGCGATAAGATTTGGCATTGCTCTTCTTACTAGTGAAATCAAAATTGGATCCCAATTTGAAGTACCAGCAGTATTATTTGCAGGCGCTGCTTCTGTCATAAAAGCTGCGTCTTCTTTTTGTGCTCTTTCTTGGTTTTCCAAGATAGTAGCTGTAACGGCACGTCTGTAAGAATCACTGATTTTTGGTAAATCAGGGTGTTCTAGGACTGGCTGCCATTTTTTTTCGTAAGTTTCAGATAAGTACATATCGTCTTCTCTCCCTATTAGTATTATTTGTTAGACAACCTAATGTCTTTTGTTTTACTTATAGCGGCGCTATAAGCAGCCATGCTGTCTGTTAAATCTACAGGTTCTACTGTTGATCCATCGCCTACCGCTACATCATCTATATCATTAGATTTTACTTCTTCTTTCGCACCAAAGTATGACTCTTTAATAGTTTTTACTTTGCTGTTAAAGTCTTCCTCGTTTGAATACTCAACTTCTTCCGCAAGTTTGTTAAACTTTTCTTTCTGAACATCAGTTAAATTTTCTGAAGATTTCTTAATGATTTCTTCTTTTTTTAACTCACCGTTAGATTTGTTTAGATCAACATTCTTTTCGATTTCTTCGTTAAGTTTTTTCTCAAGGTCTTCTATTTTAGAAGCTTGATCTTCAAGCACATTATATTTTTCATCTGGAACATCTATGTAGTGGTCTTCAAATAACTTTTTAAGTCCACCGATAAAGTCCTCAGCAATTTCGCCTTTAATACCTCTCTCAATAGCGATCTTGTTTTCTTGCATCCATTCCTCAACAACATAGTTAAGGTATGAGTCTACTTTTTCAACAAGCTCTGCTTTTTGAGTTTCAGTATCTTCTTTTAATTTAGTTTCGTACTCGCCTTGTAATCTTTGAGATTCTTCTTTGACTTTTGCTTTAATCGCAGTTTCAAAGATTGTCGCAGCTTTCTGCTTAAACTCTTCAGATAAATCTGAATCACCAACTAATGCGTCAACATCTGCTTTGATGTCAAGTTCTGATTCTTCTTTTTTGTAAGAAGCTTTCATATCTTTTTTCTCAGCGTCTTTGTCGTGCATCATTTCTGATTTTTCTTCTTTATCTTCCGGAGTTTTCTCTGCTTCTTTAGAGCCCTCTTTTAACTTCGGCATTGCGTCTGCAGCACCTTGGTTTTTTTGTTGAGCATCACCAGAAACTTGATTGATTGTTTTTGAAGCACTTGGATTGCTGTCTGTTGGTTTAACAACAGCTGCACCTAAATCTTCCGCATCGTTTTTCAAATGCGTAGGTTCAGCCGCTACAGCGCCTTTTTTAGGTGCATCAGCTTGCGGGTTTACACTCGCTTCGCTAACTTCCTGTTCCATTGCCTCAATTTTCTTATCTGTTTCGGCCATTGAAATCTCCCTTTATAAAAATAAACGTTTATTTTTCTTGTTATAGGATATTTATAAGATTAAAGTTTTTTAAGGAAATTTTCAAAGACTTTCATCTTTGTTTCTTGTACTTCCTTTTTTCTTGCCTTATAAATTTCCATCTTCCACGCCTCAATATCTTTCTCTATTAAGACGCCATTATCCCAAACCCATTCTTTGCCTTCCATGATACCTTCTACGAAAGCGTCAGGGGCTGAAGGATCAGCGACAATGTCGGCAGCAGTTGCTAAGTAAAAGTCATCTTTTACATAGTTAAAACCACCTCTATTGACTAACGAACCCATACCTCTACTTGAAACTCCAAGTTGAGCTCCCTCATCAATAAGACCTTTTACAATCTTACCATAAGGTGTGTTCATTATTTTTGCTTCACCAATAAAGTTTCTGCCATCTGGATAGAGTCTCGTAATCATATGCGATACTCTTTCTAGGTTAACAGTTGGTCCGTCAGGATGCCCTAACTCACCAAATGCTCTTTTTTTATTGATAAATTCTGTGTTATATCTTTTTACTTCTTTTTCAAGTACGTCTTTTGGATAGACTCTTCCATTTCTATTTTTAATATCAGATTGTAAAAAGATACCTTTGATTTTGTAATCTTTTTTACCGTTTTCTTTTTCTTCAACGATATATTCGGCGTTGTTTATTTCTTCGGAAATTAGCTTCATAATTCTCTCTCTTATGTTATATATTTATACAAATTTTTATCTAAACTCAACTATAATCGTATAATTATCACCATTTGCGAAATTTTTAGTAGATAACAAGATATCACCAGTTGGCGTACCAGCATTGTTTGTAATACTATTACCATCTGTTCTAAAGTCCATAAAACCATTACCAGACAAGAATAATGCGGTTGCATTTGTTGTTCCGTCCCAAATTAACTCTATACCTGATTTACTATCTGATACATTTATAGAGTAATATACTCTTGCTATAGTTCTATTTCCATCTTCACTCATAAATGTAAGTTCAGATGCATCTATTTTTTTAACTAAAGTCTCACCAGTACCATCGGAAAAGTTTGTAAGTTTCGCTACAAATTTTACACCCGAAGTGTCTGCTAATACCTGTGTTGATACTGTGTCTGCCATTAACTTGTATATCCTGATTCTTTTTGCGCTTCTATTACCACATTATAACTAGTGACACTAGAATCGCTGGTTAATAAAATATCACCTATTACATCTTTAATTCTTATTTCAGTAGGTTTTAGTCCGTAGTTTCCTCTACCCTCTATCTCTACTTTTTTTTCAAAATCATTCTTAAAAAATATTGTACATTTACCTGTACCCAATATTTCATAATGAATATCTGCGATTGAAACCTTAGGTTCCGAGCTCGCTTTATTTGAATTTACTACATCTACTAAAGTCTGTTCTTCTTCATTACCAACACCATTTGCTTTTACTATGATGTTGAAATCATTATCAGTTAGTTTAGTAGCTGTGATCGTCATTAGCCTCTTGGCGATCCAACAGCACTTGCTTTTGAAGTTGGGCAAGTAATCTTTTCAGCTGGGTGTTTTTCAATAATAACTGTATCACCGTTCTCTAAATAAACTTGTCCAATACCTGTGCTACCATTTGATTCTTCAAGTACAGCAGTTGTGTCAGCAGTTGCAGTAACTCTAACGAATACTGCTCTACCAAAATCATTATCAGAGGCATTAGTGACAACATCACCTTTAACTATAAATGTTTGTGCCATTTACTTTTCTCCTAGTTTTTCTATTACTTCTTTATTAAAGTAATCTTCTATTTGTTTAACTTCTAAATTATGTATAGCGGCAACTTCTTTAATTGCGCTTTCAAACTTTTCTACTATTGTTCCAGCCTTTTCTTCAAAAAACTTGAACACATCTTTTACAGCATCTTTCATATTTGGCGAAAGATTACTATAAGATTTAGAATCTATAAAAAGATTCTGTTTAACTATTTTGCTCACCTGCATTTACATCTACTCCTACCATAGTATCTGGTGTTCCATCTATTTCTAATTCAGCTTTTCCATCTTTTTCGCCTGCTGTAGATACAACATCACCTTCTCTTGTAAATGTTCCAGTATCAGCTACTTCTGGTTTTGGATCACTATGAGGTTGTGCCTCTAAATTTCCATTAAACAAATTACCAGCCATATCTTTTCTAGCTTGATCTAATTGACTTCCTACTTTTGCTCTTAATGCATCTTTGAATGCGTCACCAGCTGCGGCGTTATCACCTGCGGCTAGTTTATCTATAAAAGCTTTTGTTTCTTCACTCATTATTTTTTCTCCTCTGTGACTTGAGCCATAGGATTTTGAATAATATTATCATCAATTTCTTGTTTGATTTGATTATCCATAGTTTCCATTTCTCTGTCGTTTTGTTTCAAAATATTTTTTCTTATATACTGTACAGAATAAAATTTACCAACATATTCTCTCATTTCATTTGCTAAAGCTAATCTTTCTCTTAATAACTCTGTATTCTTTAGTTCAGCAAAGTGCCCATCTTGTATAAAATCATATTGAATACAATCTCTTATATCAGGCCAATCTGTCTCTGCGATTATACCTTTTAAGACTAATTGAGTTCTCAAAATGTCATTAAACAATTCTGTAAATTTCTTTCTTAATCTTTGTACAAACTTAGTAAATTTAAGTTCGTCTCTTGTTATTTCAGATGCTCTACCTAAATTAAAACCTTGTGAGCTTTCTAATCTACTTACAGGTACATTTAAAGAACGATATAGTTTCGCTCTAAAGTATTCTACATCTGCCATCTCACCAAGGTTTTGACCACCTGGTAAAGTTGTTATGTCCGTACCTCGACCACCTTCTCTACTTGGTAACCAAAAGTCTTCTAACATAGACATATAATTTCTATCGTCTCTTATCTCACCCGTACTTGCGTCATAAACAAGTTTGTTTCTATATCTCGCCATAACATCTCTGAGGTATTGTTCTGCCTTTTGTTTAGGTAGATTACCAACATCAATCTTAAATATTCTTCTTTCTGGCGCTCTAGCAATTCTGTATATAACAACAGAATCTTCAATCATTCTTAATTGATTAACAGGCTTGATTGCTTTATGTAAATAAGATAAGACCATGTTTTTATTTTGATCTATAATACCAGACGGACAAAATGCTATCGTGTCTGGCGCTATCTTAATACCAGATGTACCAGTTGTACCAGATACACCTCTTTCATTAAATAAAAAGTATTCAACATATTCATCTACAACAGCAAGGCTGTTTAAAGCTGATGGACTAGGAACATCAGGTCTTTTCTTTCTAACTTCTCTAATCTTCTTAATCTTACGAGGGTCAATGTATTTTAATTCTATAATACCCTTTTTTGAATTTTCTCTATCAATAATCTTTTGATAGAATATTCTGCCATCTACATACCATCTTCTAAAGATGTCGTGGCCTTTTGTGTTGAAGTTCATTAACTTTAAAACTTCATTAAATTCGTCTTCTATTTTTCTTCTAACATCTTTTCCATAAGGTAAATTATCAAATTGTACTCTTACAGCATTTTTCAATTCATTAGCAACAATAGCCTCATTGACAATATCTTCTATTGCCATATCACACTCAGGGTGTATTGCTATCTCTCTGTATCTACGAATAAGGTCCTGCTCTGTTTTAGCATTACCTTCCATGTCCAAGTAAGACCCAAAGTGCCCACCAGCAGAAACCGTTTGTGTTCCGTCTTCAGCTTGAGCAGTTGTAAAACTTTGTTTTGGATCGGCTTGTTTTTTAAGTCGTGTGATACTAAATCCAAATAATTCAGCCATATTATATTTTCCTTTGTTTTATAATACTTATACTAGTTTTAAAAGAGGGGCCGAAGCCCCTCTAGTTTAAAAATTAAGTAGTAGTATTTGATTCAAAGTATTGATATGAAAAAGTCACATCAAAAGTTTCAATCGCATCAGTTGTTTCGTAGTCTAATGGAATCCCACCAACTGCCGTAGGGAAAGCCCCTCGTAGTGTGTAAGATTTTATAGTATTACCGTTTCTGTCTAAATGATCTACAAAGGCATCAACTTGATAGTCAACTGGGTTAGTTAAACCTTCGTTGTCTGTCATATTGTTAATACCGTTCTGCCATCTTTCAAACGCATTCTTCAGTCTGAAATTTGTATCATTATAAGCAGTTACAGTCCACGCTTCTATTGTTCTATCTCCAGCAATCTTAATATCTCTACCTCTAAATTTAACATCTATGTTTCCAATATTCATAGCTGGTAATGATGTAGCTTTACATAAGAAAGCGAAGTCTTCTATTTCGCCACCAACACTTGCATATCCAGGAAAAGGCATTGTTACCTTAAACTGATTGGCTCTAGCGCCACCGCCTGCAAGTTTAGCTTTGAAGTCATTAATGTTTGCCATTTTTTATTTCTCCTCTACTAACCTGCTACTTCGTCAAACGAAACGCCGGTTCTTGTTGCAACGAAAGATAATGTAATAAAGTTGATACTTCTAGCTGGTTTAACGAATATCTCAGCTATAAATTCATTTCTATCAATTACTTCGCCTGTGTTGTTAGTTTCATCACATACTACTAAAAAGTCTGTGATACCTCTTCTGCCTTGTACTTCTCTTAGGAAAGGTTCTACAATATTTCTAAAGTTCGCTCTTGTAAATTCATCATTGAATTCAAACAATTGGAATTTAGAAGCAGTTGATATTGCCTTTTCTAAAGTGATGAATAATCTTCTTACATTTATTCTATCAAAAGCACTTGGTGAAGTTAATGCAGTCTTGTCACCAAATAAGACTGTACCTTGACCAGGGAATGTAGCAACAGGGTTGATACGAGCTGGGTAAAGTATGTCTCTTTGAGCTTTAGTTGGATTGTATGCCAACTTAACTGCGCCTTTAACAATACCTCTGTTAAAGCCAGCTGGTGAAAACCAACTATCTGCAACAGTATCTGTTCTAGCCGCAAGACCTGCGAGATCACCATTTAATGGCACAAATCTATATACGTCAGCGTATCTGTCGTATTGGTATTTGTAACCACTATCAAATACAGCATATGAAGACGATCTAACTGTGTCAAAGAAACCTTTAACGTTAGTTGTCTGTGTATTTGAGTTAGTGACGTTTACTACATCTGATCTTTGTGGTGAAGCGAATACAACTGCGTCTTTTCTTTCTTCAGCAATTGTAATCAGGTTGTCGACATGAACTGCGCTACCTGAAGGACCAGCCATAATTAGACCAACATCAACTGTTTCAGCATCTTGGAATTTCTCGTATGCTGTTTTTAGTTGACCGTCTGTTATTGCTGAACCATTACTACCACCAGACAAAGATTCTAAACTGTTTGTATTTACAGCTGTGAAAGTTAATCCAGTAACTGCAGACCCCCAATTAGAACCAGTTGTTAAGTGATCCATCCAATAAATGTATTGTGATTTATTGTAGATTACATTTGGATAGTAGTTATCGTCACCTTGTGGAGTTTTTGCATCTGACCCTTTAGACATATTAGAAAATGCTTCTAATACAGTTCCAGGTTTGCCAGAGATTACGCCATCTTCATCAACTACAACAACATGGAGTTCATCATTTACGCCTGATCTCTCAGATGCATATGCTGAAGTTCCAGGAGCGCCGTCAACTGAATCGTAATATCTCCATCTTCTTTTTATTTTACTATTATCTAAAATTATTCTTTTTAATCCACCAGAACCTCTTGGGTGCTGAACGAATGTCAAAGTTTCTCTTGCGCCAGAAGCTGTTACTCTGTAAAAGTCTCCGTCATCAAAGTCGTCAGTAGATGCTGTTGTAGAAAATTGAATAATATCTCCTACACTAAATTTGCTTCCATCATCAACTGCGATAGTAGTATTACCTACTGCGTTAGTTGTTGATGTTGTAGCAACTA